GTTAACCGCGTTCTGACATCTCGCCTGCAAGACTATATTTCGGTCAAAGATTTCGGCGCTGTTGGCGATGGCGTAACGAATGACACGGCTGCGATTCAGACCGCGATCAACTATGCCGCATCATCAAAAACGGGGAGAGTATATTTCCCCAAAGGTCACTACATTGTCACGACACTTTATGATCACTATGATGCTGTAACTAACCCTAACTTCCCAAATGGAAACAACTTAGCTGGTCGGGTCACTCTCGAAGGCGCACAGGCTATTAGCCTTCCCGACCTGCGGGGCGCTACTGGATCATATCGTGGGACATTGATTGAGACCACAAGTGCTACTGGCCCTGCATTGCTTCTTGGCAATGGCATAAGCGCTACAGCAGCAACCGCAAGGCGGCAAGTGGTCAAGAATATGTCTTTCCTTGGAACGTGCACTGGTTCAGTGGTTGAACTTGATGCAGCACAGCAAGCTCTTACTCTTGAGAATCTCAGCATCTTTAACAAAAATGGTGTAAATGGAATCGGCCTATATGTTCACAATGGCAGCTATCTAGATAAATTCTCTAACATCGACATTTCATCCAGCGGGACGGCTGGAATAGGGATCAAGCTAGAATCCGGCAGTGCGAACGTATATGAGCGCATAAACGTGGTTGGCTGTGGTGGAACGGGTTGGGACATAACTATCGGGACGGGGAACAATTTTTTCTCATGTCAGTCATCTGGCAACCTGAACGGTATGGTCATGAATGGTGGCCTGAACAACACTCTGCAAGGGTGGTGGTTCGAGCAAAACACTGGTGACTTTGATCTTAAAATCAGAAACGGTGCAGCCAACGTCACGTTGCAGGGCGTCCTGTTTACTTCCACCACGCTGGACATTGCTGGCTTGATCTTGGGGGACAATACAGGAACCGCTGCTGTTGATAGTTGCCGAAATGTCCAAGTTAACCAGTGCGCCTTCAACTTTTGTGGTCCGGGTTCAACAGTGGGCGGCGTTAAAAAATTCGGGACTTGTGCATCTGCGATATTCGACAACTGTTCTTTCAAAAACAATGGTGGGCGAGCGCTTATTATTGACACCACCAGTGGCGTGACTCCCACTGTTTTGCTCTTCCCTGACTTTTATCCAGCAGACGCATCGGCTGCGATTGGTGATGCGTCTAAGGTGGTAAACCAGAGTTACGTTGATAGTCGCTATCTTGCTCGCGGTCTTGACGTAGGACAGACCCTCACGCCTGTAGCCAGCACTGTAATCACCGGGGCCGCAAATAACGGGTCTGGCGTTATCCGCATAACCTCTGCCACCCACGGGCTTTCCACAGGAAACTACGTTATTGTTGCTGGCGTCACTGGGACTACAGAGGCCAATGGCAACTGGGGTGTGACCGTTATTGACGCCAACACGTTTGACCTTGTTGGGTCAACCTTTACGAACGCTTACGTCAGCGGCGGCACTGTGCAAAAGTTCCTATTGGATATGCGTTCGTGGAACCACCTTCCAGAAAGCCTCTCAGTTAACACAAGTGCAAACGCCTACATTGCACTGCCCACAAGCAGCACTCGGATTATCGGGGATATAATGACAGTCCGAAAAACTCTAGCGGCAAACACTCTTTTTGCAGTAGGCTCTATTGATGGTGCCACCTCTGTTTCCACCACTGCCGACGAGAGCTGTTTGAACTTGCTGGCTACGTCAAGCAGTGAGTTTACAAGGTTGTAAGGGAACACAGAATGATAAACTCCCCATTCGCACCGATAGAAACTGGACGCGCAATCCCGCGCATTGCATTGGACTTTACCACGGCTGCTCTTGATAGCCGGGTTACAATTGCGCGTGCGTTGAACACAGCCACTCGCGTCAATAGCAGCGGCTATGTTGAACTTATCAATGCCAACTTGCCGCGCTTTGATTATAACCCAGTAACTCTCGCGTGTAAGGGTTTGTTGATTGAGGAAGCGCGGACAAATATCCTGCCTTACAGCAATGACTTCCGTGACACAGCAACAGCAGGATCAAGCCGTCCGTGGGTATATGATGGGGCAACTGTAACCATCAACGCAACTACGTCCCCAGATGGAACAGCAAACGCCAATAAACTAACAGAAAACACCGCCACTTCTGCGCACGCGGTTCGGCAAACTATGACCACAGTAGCAAGCACGACATATGCCGCCAGCGTTTTCGTGAAGGGAGATGGCAGTGGGCGAAATGTTCGTTTGTATGCGTATCGGGCGAGTTCTCCTTTCACGACGGTTGGAAATATAACTGTTCGTTTGACTGATGGCGCTCTTTTGGCTGGCTCTGGGACGATTATCCCTTGGGGCAATGGTTGGTATCTTATTTCAATTTCAGGCGTGGCGCCCACTACATCGACGATATTCAGGGTTGACGTAGCAAATGTTGCATCCACCAACTACTTGGGTGATGGAACATCCGGCATATTTATCTATGGCGGTCAGCTTGAAGTTGGCGCATTTTCCACAAGCTACATTCCAACAACCACAGCCACTGTAACCCGCAACGCTGATGTTGTGACGATGGTTGGGGCAAACTTCAGCGATTGGTGGCAGGCTGGCAAAGGCTCTGCGCTGGTTCGTGTGTTTCCAAACACCGTATCTGGCATCCGTCCTGTGGTGCAGTTTGATGATACTACGGCAAATAACATCATTGCGTTGCAAGGAAATACGACGAACCCAGAACTTTACGTCAGGACGGGCGGTGTAGATCAGGCTCAGATCGATGCTGGCACCATAGCGGCGAACACCAGTTATCGTCTTGCTGGCGCTTGGGCGACCGATAGCTGCGCCGCCAGCGTCAACAGCGGAACCCCAGTCTTAGATGGCGTGGCGACGATCCCGGTGGTCACGCAAGCGCGTCTTGGTAGTGACGGAACCAATTATCTCAATGCGAATCTTGCAGGCATTGAGTATTACAACGAACGCATCCGAAACTCGACGCTACAAGTTGTATCCAGCACTGCTGGCTATCAATCCATCATCAGTCCAGTAATCTCGGACGTTATCATTTCGTAAGGAGGCTAACATGCCAAGAACTTCTGTATCTGCTGCTGCTCAAAATACTTTCTCTGATCCGATCAGGATTGTTGGCAGCTTTAACGTCTCGATCAGCGGGACGTTTGTTGCAACAGTCACTGTCCAACGGTCAGATGATGCTTCGACATGGCGGAATGTGAACACATTCACCGCGCCGTTTGAAGGTGTCGGGAATGATCCAATTTTGAATTATTACCGCATTGGCGTTGCAACTGGCGGCTATACCTCTGGCACAGCAGTGGCATCGATCAACGGCTATGACGTCTGGCCACCGCGTATCTGATGATGAGCAGCGTCCAGATCACCCCGCAGGAACTGGAAGATATGCTGAATCGTGCAGCCATCAAGGGCGCAAAGAAAGCACTTGAGGATTTGGGGCTGCATGACGAAAACGCTTCTGCCGATCTGAATGAAATCCGCAGCTTGCTCTCGTCATGGCGTGAGACGCGAAAGGCGATCTGGGCAACGACTGTGAAGATTGCCACAACTGCAATTTTGCTATTCATTTGCGGGGCGGTCTGGGTGAGCGTCAAAGATAAGGTGGGGCAATGAGACCGATCAGTGAAATAATCTGTCATTGCACGGCGACCCGGCCAGAGTGGATGGCTGGCCGACCGACGAGCGAAAAAGTGGCGGAGGTGCGTCGCTGGCATATGCACGATCGAGGCTGGAAAGACATCGGCTATCATTTCCTGATCGACCGCGATGGCACAGTTGCGAAGGGTCGACCGATTGATCAGGTTGGCGCGCACACAATTAACCACAATGTCGAGTCGATTGGAATCAGCTTGTTTGGCGGTCACGGGTCTGCCGCAGACGACAAGTTCAGTGACAACTTCACTCCAAACCAAGACGCGGCACTTCACGCCACGATTATGAAACTGATCGCCATTTACAAAGTTGCGAAGGTTAGTGGTCACAATCAATACGCTGCAAAGGCCTGTCCCGGATTCTATGTGCCGGGATGGTTCGGGAAAACATCATCGGTAAACATGAATGGATAGCATAATGAGAACGCAGGAAATCGCTGGCATCGCACGGGCCTTGGTATCGGCTCTGGGGGGCTATCTCGTCGGTCAGGGCATAGTGGACTCTGAAACCGCAATGACGATTGGCGGGGCTGTCACCACGCTTGTGGTGGCATTCTGGTCGATCTATGCCAAGCGCAAGGCGGTTTGATATGGACGGTCTTTACGCAAACATCGCTGCCAAGAAGGCTCGCATCAAAGCAGGGTCAAAAGAGAAGATGCGCAAGCCCGGCACTAAGGGAGCGCCGTCAAAAGCAGCCTTTGTCGCGTCGGCAAAAACGGCGAAGAAGAAGGGGAAAATGTAATGGCCAAATCAGGTTTCGGGAAAGCGTTTGCCGCCGCTCGCAAAGAAAAGGGCGCTGGGAAAACGTTCATGTACAACGGGAAATCTTACTCCACTAACTTGAAAGAGGAGGAGAAAGCCCAACCTAAAGCCACCACAAAAAAACCGCCAACCAGTGGAAAGTCTGTAGCTACAGGCAAGGCGAGGGAACTGTATGAAGCCAACCTCAAAGCCGTCACTGACCCCAAAGGCCGGAAAGCGCCGGTGACAAAAGACAACATCTCTAAGATGGCGAACGCTGCTCTTAACAAAAAATCAAAGTAAAACCTTCCAACGCCTTAGGTTAGACACCAATGGTCAAAGATCCACGACTTGAGAAGGCTGGTGTGACCGGCTTCAACAAGCCTAAGCGCACACCAAGCCATCCGACCAAAAGCCATGTCGTTGTTGCTAAGGAAGGCGACACCATCAAGACGATCCGCTTTGGCCAGCAGGGCGTGAGCGGATCGCCTGCCAAGAAGGGAGAGAGTGATGTTGACAAGAAGCGCCGAGCATCATTCATGGCTCGCCATGCCAAGAATATCGCCAAGGGCAAGATGAGCGCAGCCTTCTGGGCGGCCAAAGAAAAATGGTAAGCGCGTGGTCTCAGCCGGGAAGATAATCAACCTCACCACGCTGCGGGTGTTTTTAAGCCACCGCCCGCTGGGCCCGTCTAGATACCACGAATCCACTGTTTGACTAACGGTAGATACCCATAGTCTGAACCGTATTTCTCAACCCACGATGCTTTTCCATTGTGGATCGCATCGGGGCCGTCTTGATGATGCGCTTTGCAAAGTGGAATCACCTCGAAGTCGCTGGCTTTAGACGATCCATAGCGACCACAGATCACATGGTGGGCATCGCTTGGCCCGTGCTTTAAGCAAATCACGCAGGGCAGTTGTTTGACGCGGACAAGATGCGCCCGCGCCTTCGCTGTGCCACGCTCGGCCTTGGGTTTCTTTTGACCCAATGGACCTTTGCCTGCTAGGTCAGCCATCTTTCCCACTTCAAGCATTCGAGATTGTTTTCCTTGGCCAGTTCGTAAAGGTCCGACACCCGGCGCTTGGATTTCCTTGCCCGCTCAATGGCGTTTTCGAGATTGTCCTTTTCCGCGTAGAGGTATTCAAGTTTCGAATAGGCGGCTTTCTTCATGAATGGTCTGAGAATCCAAAGCATGTCACATCCCTAACGCTGAACGATACATGGTTTCTATTGCCTCTTCCTCGGCCAGATCGTCGGCGCGTTTCTTCCGCAGCGCCACGACCTTGCGCAGCACCTTTACATCAAGGCCGGATGATTTGGCATCGGCATAGATCGCTTTGCGCACCTCGGTTTCGTCTGCAATAGTGGCGTTCTGCGCCTCGATGCGTTCCACGATCTGGAGCAGTTCTTGGTTGATGTCTTGCATGTTAGTTCCTCGGTTTGATTGTTGGTAGGGCTTTGAGAACGGCTTTTCCTTCGTCGGTCAGTCGCCAATGGTTTCCGACAGTCTCGACCACAAAGAATATGCTATCGTCGGGCTGGTCTACACGTTCAGCCCAGCCAACCAGTTCGAGGCTGTAAAGCGCTGCGCCATGAACATTGCTGTGAATGGATGTGAAGACCTCTTCGCCGTATTGCTCAATATCTTTGAGCGCCTGCCACCTCGTGGCGTTTAGTCTTGGTTTCATTTGCTCTCCTTTTCAGACCACACGACACCGTGCCGTGCGCCATATTCGTAAATCGTTTCGATCAGATCAGACATCTGCGGCTTGGTCAGCTTTGAAGACCTAAACCCCAGCGGGAATGGACCTGATCCATCCAAGCCTTCCGCGAATGCGACCTGATGGCCCAGAGAGTGCAGAAAGGCGCACTTCCAAGTCTCTGGCGTCCATTTGCGGCCTTCTGGGCGGGCCAATGCCACATCGGTCAGCATGGCCCACATCTTGTCATTTTGTTCCAAGGTCCGATCACCGCCCGCGATTGTCACGGTCGAGTAATCAGGCGCGGCGTCTATAAGCTGGTGGGCGTATAGGCGTTGCCGTGGGCCTGTGAGGCGGACCTTGTATGGCATTTTGTCTTCTTCCACTTTTTTAGTTTTAAATTGTGGGTTCTCTCCATCGCGTTTGCGTCTTTTTCCGTGAACTATGCAAATTTGATGTGTTCTTGTTCGGCCAAGACCAAAGAGTTCTCCAACCTCTGCGTATGTTTTACCAGATTGATAAGCATCAAGAATTTTGTCAGCGCGTTCATATTGTTCTTTAGTAAGCATCAGCCTGCGCCCTGATTGGTCCAGTATGACACCATAACTGTGCTGACCTCATCGCGTGGGATGTCTAGTTCCTGCGCCACCTTGTCGAGCGTCATGGATGGGATGGCGTTCCACATCCCACCCGCTTCGTCCTCTATGCGTTCATAGGTCGCAATGATCAGTTTAGATTTAGACATTGAACTTCTCCCGCAGCTGCTGAAGTTTGTGATCCAGATCGCCTAAGAACTTGATGACCTCGGCCTTGATGTCTGTCTGCGAGGCGTGATCTGCGTGAACCCGCTGCATCCAGAAATTCATATCGCCGGGCATTCTTGGGTCAAAGCTGACGAAATCGCACCATTCCCGCCCGGTGCACATCATCTGCACCTGCATCTGGATCATGTATTTTGACGGAACCTTGCCAGCCAGCAGCGTCTCGATGTGGGTGGCAGAGTTTGGGCATTTGATTTCGATCAGCCCATCCGATCCTACCAGCCCGTCAGGTGATGCGCCGAAGCCAGAGATGGCGGGGTGTGGAATAAAGCCTGTTTCCACCACAGCCTCGCCAGTCATCAACTCGTAGGCCATGCGGGCCTGTGGCTCGATATCTGTTCCCCACTGCATGGCGGGGCTAGAAAAGCCCTCTGTGGGCGTCTGCGTCAGACGCTCTGTGATAAGCTGGGCCATGTAGTTCGCGCGGCTGGCGCTATAGCCTGTCTTGGTGGTCGCCATCACATCGGCGGTGCGGGATGCTGTTACTGATCCGCAGCGGGCAGCAAACCATTCTTCACTGCGCTGTTCCATCTTTTGCCTCCAATGCTGCGGCTTTTTTCTTGAGCATGGCGATTGCGTCGACCGCCTGCTTGTCGGTCAGGTCTTCGAGCGCCTTCACTTTCCAATAAGCGCAGAACTTCACTTCGTCGGTATCGGTGTCAAAGATCAGGTCGTTGATCTGCTGGAACTGTTCCGCGCCAATCAGGCGGGTCGCCTCGGCCTTGGGCGCGGCCTTAGCAGCTGCGTTGCCATCATCGTCTTCTGGGGCAATGCCTGTCAGGCTTTCAAGGCCGATCCGCTTGGCATAGGTCGTGGCCGATTTCATCCCTTGCATATCGTTCTTGTTGATGATCAGCGGAACGTCGCAGGAAATCTCAGTGCCGCTGGCGCCATGCACCAAGGTAGTCCGCATCGCAGCTCCGTGTTCATCCCGCAGCATATAGTGGAACATCGCGATGCCTTGCTCGTTCAGCGCAGGAACAGCAACGGAAACCACATCGCCAAGGTCGGCATACTTGCTTTTAAAGGCAGGGTTGGTTGCGCCTTTCACAACCTTGCCCATGCCAGCCTGCGCCGCGCACAAAGCCATGTAGATGTTTTTATGCTCGGTCATCTCAAAACCCCAATCCATATCCCAAAAACAACAGGCCGTAGCCCATCACAAAGAGCATCACAGCCCCAACGAAGTCTTCAATCCACTCACGCATTTTCACGCCTTCCACTCCAAGCCATCTGAGAACGAGATGATTGCATCATGCAGATCATTCGGCAGATCAGCAAACTTCACAATGATTCCGCAGATGGTCAGGTGGACCACCTCGATGCTGTAGGGGTCAAGTTCGTCAAACTCCGGCGAACCCGCAACCCCGTAGTCGGTGCGGTTCATGTTCGCCGAAAAGGTCACAAAGATCTCTTCCCCGATGTATTCTGCAAAAACTAACATTTTCTTCCCCTGTTGTTGTGTTGTCCGTCTAACATCGTTCTAACGATCTTCCTTGGCCTTGTAAACAACTATTTGCATCAGGCGCAAGATTGTGCAACATGGGCGCATGGAAAACACATCACGCATTGCTCTGGCCCAGCACATCAAGGCCGAAAAAATGAAAAAGAAAGATTTCGCTGAGATGCTTGGCGTCAGCGCATCGCAACTGTCGCGCTGGTTATCTGGCGCGGTCATTCCCGATCGACTGTCAAGGAAGTTTGTGGAATTTGCCACCCGGCAGATCGTGTCGGCGGATGGGTGGAAATGAATGCTTTTGGCCTGCCGGAGACAGACGGCGGCTGGGATTTCATCATGGCCGATCCGCCGTGGCATTTTGCAACATTCAGTGCAAAGGGCGGGGGCAAATCCCCGCAGGCACACTACAGGACCATGCCGCTGGATGTGATTAAGTCTTTGCCTGTCGGTGACGTAGCAGCCAAGGACTGCCTCTTGTGGCTCTGGGCTACAGGGGCAAACCTCCCATTGGCCTTAGAGTGCCTGCCTGCGTGGGGCTTTCGATACTCAACGCTTGGTTATTGGGGCAAGCTGACGAAGACAGGCAAGATTGCCTTTGGAACTGGTTACGGATTCCGCTGCTCAGGTGAGCCGATTATTTTGGCCCGTAAAGGAAAGCCGAAAAATGAGCGGAACGTCAGGTCATTGATCATGGGCCTTGGTGGATCAGGGTCTGGTCGAGCGCATTCCGAAAAACCAGAAGAAGCATATGCAGCGGCAGAGCGTCTTATGCCATGCGCCAAGAGGCTTGACTTGTTCTCACGCAAGACGCGAGATGGATGGACTGCGTTCGGTGATGAGGCCGGAAAATTTGATGCTGCAATTCAAAGCCTTGGAAATATAAAATGAAGATCCAACCCAGTTTCGCCCGCAAGACCCGCAACAAGTATGGCGCGAAGAAAATGCAGGTGGGCGAGGTCACATTTGACAGCAAGAAAGAAGCCCAGCGCTACATGGAGTTGCAGCTGCTGGAACGTGCCGGGGAGATCAGCAACCTGCGCCGACAGGTCAAGATTGAACTGATGGGCCAGCACAGGCCGCTATACACCCGCACAGGGCGCAAGATGCGGCTGACCGCCGACTACGCTTACACCGATGGCGGGGTCGAGGTGTTCGAGGATGCCAAAGGCTGCTGGACTCGTGACTTTGAGGTGCGTTATGCCGTGGCAATCGCGATGGGGATAAATTTTCGCGTGACGTAGAAAACGCTTTATCTGGTGCAAGATGAGGTGTAGAAAAATTGGGCAGGGAACGCGACCAACGTTCGACCTGCCCTAGTAAGCCGCAGCGGGAGAGAACCGCTGAGATCGGCAAGCGCAACATGGATGCGCTGATCGTGCTTACACCACGATTGGCAACTCCACAACCTAAGGAGTGCCCAATGGACGATCACTTAACATGGCTTGTAATGAAACAGCCGGGGCTGAAACCAGCCGCGAAAATGGTCCTGTATTGGATCGCCGAATCCCACGATCAAACCACTGATGAATGCGTTGTCGGCATAGGCCGGCTGGCGCAACTGTGCGTGGTGTCGCGCAAGTGCGTCCAGATGCACCTGACAAATCTGAAAAAGGCTGGCCTGATCAGCATTCAGCCGCGCTTCAAGACTGGGCGAGTGCAGGATGTGAACGCCTATAGATTGAGGTTATCGTAATGCACAGTTTCGATCCAGACATAGCGCAGCGCGTGGGCGTCCATGCCGCTGTGATCTACCAGAACATCGTTTGGTGGTGCGCGAAAAACGCAGCCAACGGACACAACCAGCATGACGGCCATCATTGGACCTATAACAGCGTCCGGGCATGGTCTGAAATTTTCCCATACATGACCGCGAAGCAGATCAGAACATCGTTAGATCGCCTAGAGTCTGACGGCATGATCCTGTCTGGGGAATACAACAAATCTGCATACGATAGGACCAAGTGGTTCTGCCCAACCAGTCAAGTCGAGTTGCCCCACAGGGCAAGTCAATTGGCCGCTGAGGGCAAACCTATACCTGTTGTAAACACAGATATTAAACCAGTTGATAAACAAGATAAGGCGGGCAAGCCGCCTGTGATCAATGAAGCCTCAGAGATTTTTGATTGTTTGGCGATGTGGGCTTCAGAAACTGCTGCCAAAAGTTTCATTGAGTATCGTAAGAAATCAAAGAGCAAGGGCTTGACCCTAACCGCAGCCAAGAGGCTCGCATCTACCTTACAGGAGATTTTCAATGCAGGAGAAAACCCCGATGACGCACTTGGTCTCGCAGAAGAACGCGGATGGCAGACAGTTAAGGCCGATTGGTATTTCCAATCTCAGCGAACTGACAGAGGAACAAATCGACAAGGGTCTGGCATGGCTGCGGCATTTGCCACAGTCGCAGCAGAATGCGCTGCCAGAGAAAGATACCGTGCTGAGAATCCAGAAGACCCTAATGACACCATGCTCTGGGGTGTGGATCTCAGCTAGAGTGGCTGCGCTTCTCAGCCCTTACTATGAAAAAGACACGCCACAGGGTGTGCGCGAAATGGAAGCCAGAGATTGGGAACAGGCTCTCAGCGGCTTTCCTCAGTGGGCGATAGAGAGGTCGGTGCGCTGGTGGAAGTCAGATGCCAACACAGACCGCCGGAAGCGCCCGCTAGAGGGCGACATCGTGGCTCGGTGTAGGGTTGAGATGGATGGCGTAGCATCAGCGTCTAAGGTGCTAGAAATGAAGCAGCGCGGCGCAGAGCATAAGCCAGAACCGCGTGAACGGCTCTCAGCAGATCGCGCTGCGGAAATCATGCGCGATGTCGGCTTTGGCGTGAAGCGGATGGAATGAAAATAATTGCGCTAAATGCAAGAAAGATGTTTACACCATTTTTTGTTGGCTGTAGGGTAAACCCAGAAGAACCGAACAACAGCAAAGGAACAACAAAATGAACACCGTGCAAACAGACCTGATCGCGCTCACCACCCGCCTTAACCTGATGCGTGGGTCAGAAGACTTTAACAGCGTTCACAATGACTTTGTGGCCGCACTAGGACTGGCCGAAGCAATGAACCGCAAGGAAGAAGCAGAAGCATTTGCAGAGGTGCTTCGCCGCCGCAACCTGATCAAAACCGTCTGACACGAAGGTGACCAGCCCTGCGGGGCTGGCGCCATCAACAACAGAGGTGGAAGAACAAAATGGATACCGTTAAAACTTGCCACGATATCGTAACCGCAGCCGCTGCTTGGCATGTGGAATCTGGGTTGCCAATGCCTCGCCGCCATTGGGCATATGCCAAGGCTTGGGCGAGGGTTTACGAAAAAAGCGGCGCACCATACAGCCGCGCAACACCGCGCCTGATCTGCCTGACTAGCCGCTTGGCAGATATGCTTTCATAAACATTGGTGACCAGCCCTGCGGGGCTAACGCTATTATCAACAAGGGAATGACAAAATGCTAACCATGACAATCGCCGGAAACGTAGGCAAAGACGCCGTGCTGCGAAACACGCAGGGCGGTGATCCAGTGCTTGGGTTTTCAATCGCCATTGACGGCGGCAAGGACAAGAACGGCAACAAGCGCGACAGCACTTGGGTGCAATGCAACATCTGGGGCAAGCGGGCTGAAAGCCTAAACGGCCACATCACCAAGGGCACGAAACTGGTGGTGTCTGGTCGCCCGGGCGTTGATGTCTACGAGGGTAAAGGCCGTCTGACGCTTTCGGTGCAAGACCTGACGTTCATGGGCAACGCTAAAGAACGCACAGATCGGGAACCGCAGACTAGCAGACAGGCTGATCTGGATGATTCGGATTTGCCATTTTGAAAGAGCACATGGAACACAACATTACGAGAGACCGCCGAGGCGCTTTGCACAACATCTTGGACACAATCCCGCGTGGTGATGAGGTCATCTATCATATCGGCGAATATGCCGCTGGGTATCACAAGGCTGACGCGATGGAGCTTTATCTCTCGGGCAAGTGCATTTTGTTCCAGCGCAAGTTGGGGCCCGGCAAATTTGCTTATGTCGCCCGCAAACCTCTGAAAGTATGAGGGTCTGGCAAGTGGGTGATCCAGTGGGAATGGGCGAGGTCTACTTGCCAAGCCGAGACAGCAAAGAAGCCTACAACGCAGCCTGCAACGAGGAAATGTTAGACAGCGCTGCGCGATACGCGATGGAACTGAGGACAGTTGAGGCGCGACGGGACTTCATTGCGACTTGGCCGGAGAGTCGGCGCAATGAACTTAAAGCAAAAATCAAAGATTTGTGGGAGAAACGGAATGACTGACCTAATCAAGCGCGATGATGCGCTGGACGCTATCGACACGGCGCTGAACAACGCTACAGGCGACCTTTTCGACTGCCATGCAGCCATCCGCGCCCTGCCCGCTGTGACTGTTGGGATGCAGCCGCTGGTGTGGGAAAAAGACAGCTTAAAGGGATCGTATCCGACAAGGTTTCTGGCGAAAATGCCATGCAAAAGCGGTGACTACAGCGTTGCAGGATCGGAACGCAAGAACTTATGGCAATGGTTTCGCAATGGCTATTTCGTTGACGGACAGCGGTTGCATGAACCTATGCCACTGCGCGCCGCCAAAGCCGCAGCCCAAGCCGACTACGAGGCCCGCATCCTTGCCGCACTAACACCAACCTCCGTTGCTGACAGCCAGCCCGCTGATCCTGTTATCAATGACCATATTGCTAATGTCGGGAAAATGGTCGGCCCCGCCGCTATTCGTGAGGCTGCGCTGCGTGAAGCTGCTGCAAAAATTCAAGAGGAAGTCATTTATCTTAAAGATCAAGATAGAGAACTTGCACTCAATCTTGCAATCCATGGTCGTGATGCCATCCTCGCCCTGATCGTAGAAAAGAAATGACTGAATATGTAACTGGACAAATCTACGGCTGGAATGGTGGTGAATGCCCCGTGCATCCTGAGACTGAAGTAAGAGTTTGGTTTCGTAACTATACAGGAAGGACAGGACACGGCGCTGCTGCAGACCATTCTTGGCGACACCAATGTTGTGATTGTGTCGATGACATCATCGCATTCCAAGTGATCACACCCTACGCCGAACCCAAGGTGATCTGGGTGAATGAGATAAACGGCGTCATCTATGAGGCATATACCTCAGAAGAAGCCGCTCGAAGAACCGCGTACAGCCAAACCACCCGTGTTGCGGTCGCGTACAGCCAAACCACCCGTGTTGCGGTGAAGTTTGTGGAGGTGAAGGAATGACTGACCAAGAACGTATCGCAAAGCTGCGCGATGGGACATGGGATCACACCATTATGCGTGGACCTAACCCCACAGGTTTTTGCAGTGATGAAACGCTGTTTGTCCAAGAAACAGCCGACCGCATCGAAAGGTTGGTGGAAGATCGTAACATGGCTTGTCGTCTACTTGGTGCTGCAACGCAAATGCAAACCGAAACTCAGGACAAGCTGGACAAGATGGACAAGGCGATGGCCGCGCTGAACGCAGCAAAGGTGTACATTGATGATCTGCAAAGCCACGAAGGTGCTGAAGGGTTTTCCGCGTCAACAAACCAAGCCGTTGACATTTATTACGCCGCGCTGGCTGAACTGGAGGGGAATTAATGAACACGCGCAGAAAAGTCATGGCTGTAACAGATCGTAACTCAACCGTCTCAGGCCCATCGATGCAGCACTTTGTTACATTGCCAGCCGCACCATGGGAGCAGGCAGACAATCCCAAGGTCACAATCTTCGGCAAAGCCTTTGTCAGCGTTAATCGCGCCGCAAAGGATTTGAAGGTAGACAGAACATCTTTATCAAACGCAATCTTGTTTGACAGACTGGATCAGTATTTGACTCTTCAGATGGCTAGAGAACGGACGGGAAACAAAACCGATAAGACGATCACAGCGTTGTATCAAAAAAGCCAAAAATGCCCACCGTGTAACCACGATTGCAACGAAGGGCGTAGCTGCCCATCGAGGCAACCATGATCATCAACCAAAGCAAACTCGACGACGCCGCGCCCATGTGTCCAATGTATAACATCAAGCTGCGGTCGCATGGTGTGTCATACGGGATGTCAGAGGCAGGCTACGACATCAGGATCAAGCAAACGGTAATCCTGCACCCGTGCAGACGCTTTGCGCTTGCCAGCACCATCGAGCGCTTTCAAATGCCAGATAACCTAGTCGCCATTGTTCACGACAAAAGCACATGGGCGCGGCGCGGCCTGTCGGTGTTCAACACAGTGATCGAACCCGGCTGGTCAGGCTGGTTGACTCTGGAACTGGTGTATCATGGATTGATGCCTCTACGCATCCCAGCCGGGGCAGGCATTGCGCAAGTGCTGTTCCACCAGATCGCCGTGCCAGCATCATACGCCGGCGGAAAATACGACAATCAACCCAACCACCCAGTGAGGGCTAAATGAACCGAGAAGAAATCCTACAGACCGCGATCCAGTATGTGACCAAAGACCGGGCTGCAACACATGGGGATGCAGAAAACAGCTTTGAGGAAATCGCCATTTTGTGGCAGTGGTGGCTTCATGGGAGAGAGGTTTGCGAGGTTGACAGCCTCGATGTGGCTATGATGATGACGCTGTTCAAAATTGCCCGCATCAAAGGAAACCCCGGACACCTCGATTCGTTCGTTGATGGGGCGGGATATTTGGCAATCGCGGGGGAAATCGCATGTATGGAACGGTAGATCGCCGGCGTGACGAGCAAATCCTCATGGCGCTGCACCTCGTCCAAAACATGGGCATGACTAACAGGCATGCCGGTGAGTTGATTGGCATGACAAAAAAGGCCAGCGTTGGAGTTATAGCAAGGGTTCGCAGAGAAGAAATAGACAGTATCGCGGAAAACCCAGCCAACAAAGACTGCAGCCAAAAGCCGTTATGGTGGTTTGATCCAACATCTGAATTTGGGTTATCAGTACTTGATAAGATAGCCAGATTGAAACAGCACTCAAACTGATGTAAGATGCCGCAGCGACCGACACCGCTATGTGTCGAGATGAGGAATGTCATGGCTGGCGGAAGACCTACAGATTACACACCAAAGACCATCAAGGCTGCTTGGGAATATGCCAAAGGCGGATGGATAGCAGCAGGTGACAAAGTGCCGTCGGTTGCTGGTTTAGCGTGTGAAATCAACGTAAGTAGAGAAACCTGCCACGCTTGGTCAAGAGAAGAAGGCAACGAGTTTTCTGACATCCTCAAGCTAATCTCTCGAAAACAAGAGCGTGAGTTGCTGAATAATGGCCTGTCTGGTGACTTCAATTACTCGATCACCAAGATGATGCTTTCCAAGCACGGCTACTCTGACGCGACAAAGCAGGAACTGTCTGGGCCATCCGGCGGGGCGATTCCAATCGAGATCAAGCGGACCATCATAGATCCATCAGAGGCGTAACATGGGCATTTTTGACTTTCTCACCCCAAAGGCTGACGGCTTGGCTTATGATCCAATGCGTCTGCCAGCCGGGGCTGATCCAGAGAATGATCCGGTTGTCGGCTATGATGAGTTGGGCCAGAAGATCCGCAGATCGCGGTTCGACGGCACGCAATATTTGTTTGAGATGGCGCCACCAAAAACCCAATCGGTGATCAAGGGCGCATATCGTGAGGCAACAGCCAATCCGCTGGGCTTTACTGGTGACTTGCTCAGTAATGCCGTGCAGAGCGCGTGGGATGCCATCTCAGTGCCGCGCAGGGCGATGGAAGGCCAGCCGCTGACCTATGGCGACATTGCTGGACTGACGGGCATGATGACGCTTGGCGCTGGTGTTGGGACCGCACCTGCTGGTGCATTGCGTATGGGCGCAGCGCGTGAAGGCAGACCTCCAGTGACGTTTGCAGATGCCGAGCGGGCGATGCAGGAAACACCGGGCATTCGCGCCTATCAAGGCTCCCCGTATAACTTCGCAGCCGAGCGCCTTGTGCGGATGCCTGACGGGTCAACGCAATACATCGTCGGCGCGCCTGATGTGCTGCCTGATGGTCCCGCTGGCGCAGAGGTGTTGCAGGATTTCCCAATGGGCCGAGTGCGGATGGACAAAATCAACACGGGCGAGGGAGCGCAGGGTTATGGATATGGGGCGTATGCTGCTGAAAATGAAACAATAGG